GCGTCGTTTAGGGGATAAGAAACCCCGTAGGCCACAACTCCGGCCAAACTAAAGCAAGCAAAAGCAGCTGAAAATGAGAAAAGAAAGTCTTTCATTGGAAAGAAAGTTGCAAGTGAGTGGTGAGCGAGGCAGTTTAAGTCTTACCTCAGGACAAGCAATTACCAAAGCTTAAGTGCTGTTTCAAGGATTGTAAGCCAATCCATGAACATTTCCAGGAGGACTATCTCTCCATTTTGGTGTTTTATCATGCAGCAAAACATGTCACTTTCCGTTTTGCAAACGGTTATCTTAGTTGCACCCCTTTTTAGGGTATAGTCGTTAGTCGTATCTATGGTAGTCAAGCCATCTTTTACGGCGTCTGACGTAAGAAACCATAAGTGAGAAGCCCCTGCTTTTTTAAGGGCAAGCTCAATTGAGTGAGCGTGGGCTGTTGCCCACTCTGAATTGTCATGGTTAACTGTTGTCGGAATAAAAACTGCTTGGGTAAAGTTGGTAGCCATTGGAAAGAAAGTTGCGGTTTTAACTAACAGCAGGAAAGTTGTTACACCTCCCGCTGCATACATACATTATACACCATTTACAGTGGTATGTCAAGTCAAAGTCTGATTGATTTCAAGCTTAACTTACTGCAGGTCATCATAACTGGCCAGCTTATCAAACAGGAAAGTTGTCTTTCCACCTGCTCGATAAAGAATCCGTGGCGCATGATGTAAGCTCCCCAAACAAACTACATTCTTAAAGTCAATCTCATTATGCTTATTTACAAAGCACATTGAAGTACAGGAGAACAGCGTCTTAAGTTGATCGTAAAACTCAACTGCATAATCATGCACACTGAAAAACTCAAACTCATCGCCAACAAAGAGTGATCGGTTATCTTTAATGCACTTCCGAACAAGCTCTTCAGTTAAGGAAACTGAATCTACAAAGTTGTACTCGTTCAAGCAGTTGTAGCCTTCCAGTTCAATGAAAGGAAGAACTTTATCTTTCGGCGCCAAGAAAAGAATACGTTGGGTCTTGAATCTTTGTAAGTGTTCCTTTGCGCCTTTCAGCCTACGTTCAACTTCAGCCAAACTAAAATGTTCTGTCGTTGGGATCTTTGCCATCGGAGTTTCTTTATGGAGTTGCTTTATGAAAGGTAACTGTGAAAGTGCATGAATCCAACCTGAATCGCCAGCTTTCTTCAATGGCCCCAGGAATCGCCCTGAAGGCGCCTCAACCATCTCCCGCGCCTATCCCTAGCCAAGCACAAAGAAAGCCCCTTCCAGGAGCAACTGGAGGGGGCTGGTGAATCTCTGGAGGCTAGGAACTGATCTCCTCAGGCTTGATGAGCCTGTATGACTCAATGCCGTAGTAAGCGACCGTATCTGCAGAGTAACTACGAAGCCGCTTCATCTCATTATCTGCGCCATGGCGCGACTTAAACCATTGATGATTCCATCTGCCATTGCATTTAACTGCAACGCAGAAAGAAGCATCTTTTTCAATCTTTCTACCTGAGGCGAGTGTGAAAGTTTTCATTTGTTTGGGTTGCAGGTGTATGCAGTAAGGGAAACCTGAGTGTAGTTTCCCTCAATCTCCATCAACGCAGCATCTATGTCGTAGATGCTTTGGTGGTGATGCTTGCCGTTCCCGTAAGTGTCGGGAAATTTTGACTCAAGGCTGATAAGTTGTGCCCTGTAATCAATCAGAGCAAGTCTAATAGTCGTTGAAGAAAGAATAGCCACGTTAGCCCTCAGGTACAAGGATGAATTGTTCCGCCGTCATCGCGCCATCGTTTTCACAAAGACGCTTTGCCGCGCAAACAATAACTGAATCGTTGCCAGAGTCGAAGTCATCATCGTCTTCCTCTGTGCAACATGCACCGTCTACAAAGTATCCACCTGCAACCTTGCAAATGGAACCATCAGCGGCAACAAACAAAAGATTGTCAAAGCCAAGTGACAACTGAAGAATTGATCTGTCCATGTCAGAAAAGCGGTTTGTCGTTTTGATCGTAAACGTGTTTGATCTCTGTGTCCAGATAAAGATTGCCCTCTTCGTCCAGATAAAGATTGCCCCAAGATTCGTCGTCGCAGTATCGCAAACTTGTTTGATCAACGGAAATCGAAAGATCACAATGCTCAATAACTGCAAACGGATCTTCGCCTTCGGGAATGTCTACCCGAACAAGGATGTAACAGTGTGCCATGTCAGGAAAAGTTTGTGGTTAATTTTTGTTTCGTAAGCAGCCTTCAAAAGTCACCATGCATGAACACTTCCGTCTGGCATGATGCAACCATAGTAACCAGAAACAAAGTGCGTTCCTTCAAGCATCACTTCGTGACTGTAGCCAATCTGTTGGGCCATGTACCTTGACTCTCGAAGCAACTTTTGCAGAGTTACATCTTTTGTGCAAGCCCAATCATAGAGCTTGGCAACCTGCCGATTTGAAAGCAACTGCCAAACGTCGTTATCAATGTCGCCGTTTTGATTAAGAAGCGGTGCGCGGAATCTCATGTCAGGAAAATTTGTGGTTGATAATTAAACGTAAACCGCGCAGCTAACTGCGGTAAACTCAATAGTTAGCTTGTAACCGAAGGAAGAGTCTTTACACTTTTCACATGTGGTGTTAAAGCCACCGCTGCCGCTGGTAGCTTTATCAACACGATCCATCCAGGAGATGGAACTATTAAAGAGAACGTGAATCTGAATCCTCATTTCGTCAACCGTAGGACGGCGAAACTCATTGCTGAAATGAATCATCCATTTCCAGTCGAGTGCATCCATGACTTTTTCGACGCGGGAAAAGTCGAACTTTTCGATAACATCATCAACCGCCATGTAAGCGCGGCCAAGATTGGGGGCGGAAGTTTCCATTGTGTGAAAGAAAGTTAGAAAACAAAGTCTGCGGAGTAAAGTAGTTACACCCTCCTCCGCATACATACATTATACACCATTTTTAGTGGTGTGTCAAGTGAAAGAACGACCTCCTTTGTACTTGTTTTCCTGAATAAGAAGTTGCTTAGCAGCAGACTTTGCCATAGAAAGCAACTCTGACTGAGTAACCATCTTCTTACCGTTGCGCCTAAGTAAAGCGTAGATGTTTCCAGTCAAGGAATCCCATTGTTGAGTGTCAGTATCAACAAAGTTTTCGTGATCCCTTGACTTTATAGCGTGTTTGTATGCGACAGAGCCGCGAACAATTTCAATAACTTGATCGTTAACGTCTGTCATTTGTTGTAAATAAAACTGTAAACCGTGGACTATCGGGTAAATTCCCGAATCTGAGACTTGAGAGCACTGACCTTGGCCTCTAGATGCTTAATCTCTTCTCTTGTCTTGGTGATCTCTTCTACAGTGTAATCAGTGCGACCAGGCTCCGTTTCTCGCCACTCGCTTTTAAGAGTGTCGTTATCGAGAGAACATATGTAAATGTCCCTCTTGACGTAGTTGCAACTGTACTCACCTGATTGGTAAGTTGTGTCCAGGACAGCGTAAACTGTGTGCCCATAGCCCCACTCAAAAACAAGTCTAAATTTGTTTTTGCGCAACCTTTCCTGAATAGGAGCAAGAAGCTCCTTGAGTTTCTTTGTTGCAGTTCTGTATGGAGTAACTTTGATGATCTTTTTGCCAACTAACGGCAGTAACAGTGACTGAATCTCTACCTGAATTTCATTGGCAGTTTCATTGACTAAGTTGCGTGTTGCAACTTCCTTGGCGAGAAGTGAATCCGAAGTAAACATGGCGTGACAGGAATGTTTGTTTGTGAGTAAAGAAAGTCTGCGAGGGGAAGTTGCTAGTCTTTCCCCCGCATGAGTTAATTGTACCACATATTCAGTGGTATGTCAAGTGAATCAATAAAGCGATGGATGAATCTCGATTGGATATTTAAACTCTTTCAGTCTGCCAACAAAGCAATTGCGCTTTTTCGACCAAGCCGGTCTTGAACCAGAACCACGAGGACGCAATACTTTGTCCAATTCATAAGAGGGACTATTGCTGTAACCTGCGCTAAGTTTTTCTGATACTTCTAGCAACTCTGAATCTTCCAGAAAGTCAAATCGTCCAAGCCAGTAACCAATGCGCCACTGAAAGAAATCTGTATCTGCAATGCCGCCTGAATCAATAAAGTAAAGCTCATCGTCAATTGCTACATAACTATCTCTCGACCAGTAGGCATCATTGTATCCACTTTGGCAATAGATAGTGAAATCTATTTCCCCTGCTAAATCGTTCTCTTCTGCAGCGGTACTATAGCTAAATGCTTCGACGTATTCATACCTAATCTCATCGTATCCCCAACGATTAAGATTGTAGTCTTTATTCATCCATTGAAGAAGCTTCTCCTTTGGTACATCACTAAGAAATCTGCAGTCTTCGTCATTTGCCATCTCAGTGTATCTAACTTTGATTGGATCTCCAAGCTCGTCAATGACTGACTGCCTATCAATCCTGGCGCAGTAAATGTCGTCTTGATCAAGAATGATTTCAGGCATTGTGAATCTCCGTGGTGGAATGAATTGAAGTGAACTGATCAGAACCGTAGGCCGTCTTCGTTGAAGTCGTAATCATTGTCGCAAATGGACTCAATGATCTGTTCGCGGGAAGTTTGATGGTGGTACTCCTTTTTTAGTATTACAAGATAGTCTTCAAGCAAAGCAAGTTTATAGTTTCTTTCTACTTCGTCTGCCTCTTCGACGTACTTAAACTCTGCAAGCCAGTCCTTTGTCTTCCAGTGATCACAGCCGCAGTCATTCTCTGAACTATCTTTCTCCTTCTTCATCCATTTCTTGAATTCTTCTATGTATTCGACTAGGTATGCTTTTGCCGTCTTGAAAGTTTCGCAGCTAACGCCATGATTAGTCCTGACTAACTTGCAAGATTCCAGAAAGTTTTCCGTCAAACTTCCTTTAATTGTATTGTGATCAATGTCAAATTCAGCAATCTCTAGGCCAACTGTGGCTGCATCTTCAAGAACGTGCTCCCACCAATCATGGTCAACATTAAAGTCCCAGTGATCGTTAAGTACCTTGTCCTGAGCTTCCTCTGATAGCTCGTCAAACTTGTAAAGCGTGTAAGTGACTGTTTTTGTTGTAGGCATGGTAAATCTCCGGTTTGTGGTTGAAGGGTTGAAGCTAGTGATTGAAACTAAACAGTAGGGCAGGGCTTGCCCTCCCAAAAGTTAGAAAAGAGTGAAACAACGTCATCAATCCTGTCCATTAAAGAATCAGATTTTGACGCTATGTCAGCAACTAACTCTTCCGGCTCATTACCGAGAACAACGAATAGGGTAGCCGTAGCATTGCCGTCGCTAACAACAACGTGAGAGTAGTCCACTGAAGTAATTACCTCAGCGGCAAATTGTATTTGCCTAAGACTGGACAGGCTCCTATCAATATGAAACCATTTCTCGCAACCATCGTTTACTGCAAGTAAACGAAGTCCATCTTCTTGAAGATGGCTTAACAATGACATAACAGGTGGATTCCAATCGCAAGCCATGATGAGTTTGAGTGAGTTTGGGTAAATTGATGGTTTAAATACTGACGCGAGACTCGTAAAAGTCTCCCCAGCTTGTTAATCTCCAGCGACTGTGAACGTGATCGAGGAGAATTGTCGTTGCATATGCGCAACCAGTATTCAGATAGGTTGCAATAATGTTTCCGTAAAAGCTATCAACGTATGTGTTTTCATCGTTGATAGGCTCCACTCCGTAAGTACGAAGCAACTCATCCAATGCACAGAGTTTAATCTCTGAAGCACGGGGACTGTTGTAGCAAGCGTTAACCCACTCGCAGGTTACTGGGAATCTGCGTGGATGAGAAAGTGGGTCAACCCTACCTCGCATAATTAGCAAGGCAAGGTTGGCCTCAAACAAACTGCAATCCATGCAGTCTGAAATATCTTGCGCTTTCATTCTGTTACCTCTGAATCATCGGAGACTCTGAAGCACTTGTAAGGCATGGCGCCTTTATCAAACCAGTCTGGCCCCAAGCAGTAAGTCTTGATGCTGCCAGGAGTAAGCAGATAACCAGCGCCGGGAGCGCAAGGACTGCAGAAACTGCAGAGTGTATAGAACTTTGAATCGGTAACAAAAATGTCACCGCCTGAGGCAACATCGAATGTTACTCCCATCTCTCCCTCCTCTTCGTAATGGTATCTTGTGCAATCACCAGTGTTTTGATAGTCAATGTCTAAGTTATCAACAATCTCTTCGGCTATCTCATTCGCATCAAAATGCGTGGAGTAATCTTCCAGCACTGACTTAACAGCATGAGCCAAGGAAGAAAGAAGTTCATCTCTTGCATTTTCGTAGTCTACATCTACGCCATTTGCTTGAATTTCACTCCAAGCAAACTCTCCAAGTTCGTTGCCATGAATAACACCGTACCGAATTCCGGTATCAGTGTTAATGTTTGTCATTCCTCGTCCGTAATCAATGCCAGAGTAAGTTTCCATTTTGTGAAAGTTGTGGAAGAAAGTTGGGAACAAAGTCTGCGACGAAAAGTAGTTACACCTCTCGCCGCATGACAGTATTATAGCACTTATTTAGTGCTGTGTCAAGTGAAAGAATCAGCGATCACCAGCAATGTAGCGATTGAAGTATTCAAGCGACTGTTCATCGTTATCTTCAAGGGAATCTTCCTGCAAGTCTTCGTCTTCGTCTTCCTGATGAATCATGTTGTGCTCAATGTATTCGGATATAAGTGTAAATGGTACGCCAATGTCATTCAGCGTTGTCAGTGAAACATGTTCACCGTTGTATCTTTTGACTATTACATCTCCAAACACTTCCACGGGCTCTTTAATTTCCGCCCACTTAACAACCTCGTTCGGTAAATACCCCATGCAACCATTGATCAACCTTCCGCCATCAAATTCCCTAATTAGATAGCCGCCATTTAATGTATCATTTAATCCATTGCATTCCAGCGATTCTTCCCAAGTAATGTCTGGATGATCTTTAACGTAAAGATCACACAAAACTCCCAAGCAACAGAAAGTGTTATCGCTGGGATTGTGTAAACACTCTTGTCCTTGCTTGTACTCTTCAGATCGAAGAGCCTCGACCCACTGTTTCTTAATTTGCTTGTTCATGTGAAAGTTTGATTGTTTTGGATTAAATTAAAGGCATTCTTCAATGATAGAGGCAATCTCATCAAAAGAATGCCCACTATCGTTGAGTCCAGTAAGAGTCTCACCCCTTACAGAAACACATCCGTCACAGTAAACAGTATCTTCATTTATTCCGGCCCATTTAGCGACAGACTTGGGTAACATCTCCGTATTGTTATCAACAGAGAACTCGTCAAAGGAATCATAACTGTACGTCAATTGCAGGTATTCATCTTCGTCGTAAATTTCACTTGGTTCTTCTTCGTCGTCTCTTGCCTTCCATTCCCTGCTGTTCTCACTTAAGTAAAGATCACACAAAACTCCTAAGCAACAAAAATCGTCACCCTTCTTAAGCCAATTCTGTCCTTGCTTGTACTCTTTAGATCGAAGAGCCCCAACCCAAAGCTGTTTAATCTGTTGGTCCATTTGAAAAGTTTGCGAGTGAGTAAGTAAAGTAAAGGCGAGAAAGTAAATACTCCTTGCTCGCTTGTGTTGATTATACACCACTTTTAGTGGTATGTCAAGTCAAACAGCGACGATGAATTAAGTCCATAGGCACTGGATGTTTAATTATTGCTTTCGGAACCTCTGGAATCGGCAACTGATAAAATTCAGAAACCGTAACCGCCTGAATTGATTTAGCAACGTTGCTGCCAAATCTAAAGTAAATGGCATAAGTTTCTTCGCCATTTGGCAAGCAACTCCAAGGCTCCCAGCCTAATTCATAACAGCCACGTCTGTGAAGTATTTCACCTGAATCTCGACAGGCCCAAAGGTACAAGTCCTCTTCGATTGCAAGAAATTTAAGATGAAGTGTCATTGATTTTCTCCTGAAAATGCAGAGTTTGCCCAAGTAAGAAGTGAAATATCAGAAGTAAACCCAAAGCCTAGCCGACCAAAAGACTTTGGATGATAGACAATCCAAAGATAACTTGCACTGTAATGCGGCTGAAGCCTGCACTCTCTTGGATCAAGAGTTGCAATGTAATCTTCAACCTGTTGCGCTGTTGTAAAAATCATCAGTCTTTCCAGTTTTTTAGGTGTAACAAACGCAATGACTTTAGAGAAAGTCATCACGCAGGAAGCATCTGTAACTGTTAAACTCTACATGTAAAAATGCAGTACGGTCCTCGTCTCCATCTGCGATTAACTTAGCGCAGCAACCTGCAATCTCATCAAAAAGATGATTTGCGATTGAGTAACCATCTAAACCCCTAAAACGTTTTTTGTAAGCCTGGTAACCTTTACAGATCCAAGCAGTAGCGGAATTTACGTCATAATCAAGATCCGCTTTGACTTCTGATTCTGCTTCTCTAATTCCAGAGGCAACAGCTATTCTGATTTCCTGCTCAATTTCTTTATCTTTTAAGTAACTGCTAACTTCTTTTTTGCAGAAATATCCTTGACCATGAAAGCAGTTCTCCGCAAGTCTTGCCACTTCAACTGCAACATCATCGCTGCTTATACTTCTCCACGCACCCCCATAATGAGCCCAACCATGCTCAACCCTTCCAGCCATAATCCCTCCCAAAGCTAATAACTCATCGGTCACGGAACAAAGATGAGGCTTTACAGTGTGCTCAATAATATCATGTGCTACAACCGTTCCATTAAGTGGCTCAAAGTAAGGTCTTCCAGTATCTACTATTACGCCCAGTCCTCCATACTCTTCGTGCTCCTTAGTCTGTAACTTGTAAATTTTCATGGTGTTAGTGATGGATGAAACGAACATTTTGCCTTGATATGCCGTAAACGTGTTGCAGCATGTCAAGGGCTTCCACTGATTGAGTTCTTGTCCAAGTCTCTGCCCTGATGTATTCAACACAGTGACCGATGCGAGGTAAAGTAAATGTAAGTCTAAACCTCATGGAACCAGTAAACTCATGGCGAACTTTAACTTTCATTGTCATCCTCGTCTTCTTCATCTTCAATATCAAACAAAAACTCTTCAGTTGTCGAATCTCCCATGCAATCTGAATCAAGCCAAGGAAACAAGTGTGCTTCCATAGCCATTTCGTCCCAATCAATGGTCATTAAGTAACTCCGTTTTTAATTTGTGTTTGTGGTAAAAGAACTGCGAGAAAGTGATTACTCTCTCTCCCGCATGACAACATTATAGCACTTATTCAATGCTATGTCAAGTCAAAGACTTTTCGGCTGCAAAGATTTTAACTGGTTTAGCTGGAGGAATCTCGCACTTGCAAACACTGCAGAAAGCGTTTTTAACATCATTGTTTGTTCCTCCATCAATAATAGTCCATGCACCTAACAGCGCAAACCTCTCCCTAAAAGCGTAACAGCACATTGAGCAAGCTATGAAACCACCCTTTGTTACAACCCATTTGCTTGCGTAATACTTGCTGTTTTGCAAATACTCTGCTGCCATAATATCCGCAACTCGTAGCGAATAGCTTTTTGAACTCATTTGAAACAGTTAACTTAAGGGCAATTAAGTAAGTACGGACTGCCCGCCAGGAAGCCCTGGGAGCGGCGTATCCATGGAGCAGGGAGAATCTGTCGGCGACAGGAAAGAAGGGGCGTGGAGCGGCACAGAGAGGCCGCTCACGAATAAATTGCCCCGGTCAATCAGTCTCCAGCGTTTTCTTGATTCGTGCGTGAAGATCCCTGTAAACAACCCTGGCCTCCTTCCAGGCTTTTTCGTTTTCTTCCTGTGTACCGTTTTCAACCATAGGAACGTAGTATTTCCCAAAGTTGTGCATAAAAGAAATAGCGGCGAGAAGTGCAAGTTTTTCTTTTTTGTTTAATGCCATAGCTTTATACTAGATAACCATGGACTATGCAGTAAGCCTTCGCTTTTCTTCAAAGTCGCGCTGCCATCTTTCGTCAGCAGAAAGTGCAGGCTCGCCTCCAGTGTTGTCGTACAGGAACTGTGGCGTCGGATCAAAGTCAAAACTAATCTCAATGCCTATGTTGTTTTGATAGGCGTAAACAATGTGATCCATAAGATCAATGATTCCACGCCCTGTTTGCTGTGATTCTGGCACCCTTGCCTTTAATTCTGAATCCCAGTAAGGTGCAAACGTAACAATCCATTCGCCTTCATCCCGAGCAAGAGTGGATTCGATTTCATAATTAAAAACGCTCTTAGACATTGCTGATCTCCGCTTGTATGTAAAGGGAAGTACCTGGGCCATAGTTCTGGGCAATCTCTGGGAAAGCAGCCAGAATTCTTTCACGATTTGTCCGATCTGCGTGGCGAAGAGCAGCACCAAGGGCTCTGTAGAAAGACCCCCCGTAGGTTTCCACCGCACAAACAGTCGCAAAAAACTCAGAATCGTTTAACATTTTTTACTTGCAATGGTGTCAGAAGTAAATAAGGTTGTCGTCGCCAACATAAGCTTCAATCTCTGAATGCAAGCGAGCAACTGTGGTGAGAATTTCACCAACAGACTTATCCCAGTCTCCATCCCAGAAACCGGCGCCATGATGATTCCTGGTGAGAATGTAATCATGCTCCAATTGGAAACTCCTCAGACTGCTCATGCCAAGAAAATATCTTGAGAGATCGGCGCAGTAACCACGCTTATCCTTGACTGCAGCAATAGCAGACGTGACAAACTCTTGAAACTCTGATTCAAGCTTAACTAAGCAAGCTGAATCAATTTGGTTGATTGAGTAATCTTTGTCAAGGTTTTCATCATCCCAAGTAGAACACCAAAGCAAAGTTCTTGCAAGTTGCTGGAGTGATGCTGAGTAATTCATAGCGTGTAATTACCAAGTTTAAACTCTTCCATCTCGCCGTAAGCAATTTGCACCGCAGCGGCTGCGATAAAGCTTGTCTGGTAATGATAAAAACCAACCTTGTCGTTGGCGTAACTTGCCCAGTACCTACTCTTCCATACCTGAACAAACTCTGTAGCCCTAAACGTTGCCTTAGAAAGGTAATCGGCATCGCAGGTTCTTTCTTTGTAAAGAATGCTGAGATCACGCCGCAATCTGTTCCATTCATTGCCATCGCAATTTTCAAGAAAAATTACGAAATGCCTAAGTTCGTCGCCAGTCAAAAATGAATCTGTAGTCCCGATTGTTTGTGTCATGTGAGAAAGTTGTGGATTTACAAGAGCCAGTCCTTGCTGGCGTGATTTAATTATACACCACTCTTAGTGGTATGTCAAGTCAATCTTCCTCCTGTTCACTCATCATTTGATCCAGCGAAACAAAGTTACCATCTTCGTCTCGCCCTTGGCTTTCCATGATCTTAGCTTGCGTATTACTTAATACGCCGGTAAGTCTAATGGATTCCATTGCAAGACTGAACAGATTTTCGTCAAGCTGACGTTTGTTCCATGGTGTCAGGAATGAAAGAATTGTGTGCATTCTGTTTGCACTGACAATACCTCTTCCGTTCTCCTCAATCTGAAGATTGATCCCCCGCATAATGCAGAGCAGTTCTTCAAGGTAAAACTCGCTTTGGATTTTCATTTGATTAGTAAATGTGATTCAGGTAAACAGATTTGCTTTGCCGCAGAACACAAGATCCACGACAGAATGAAAAGTAGTTGGACAGATAAGAGAATTGTAATCGTTAGTGCCCTTAATAATGAAGTAATACTTACAGTTGACTTTTGCATCCATAAGCACTCTTGTTTGGGCTGTTGCAAATTGATCCTCCTTAAAAAAACGTAGCATGTAAATTTCAACTGAAGTAAGCTTGTAGTCTTCCTTTAGTTGAGACTCTTCACTTAGCTTGCAATACATAGGTAAAAACAAGCTTCCAAGCTCCCAGATAACCCAGAGCCTGGTGTCTCCTGGTTGCATTTCATCTATAATCCTGCGATCATGGATTGCAATATCAGTCCAGTTGTGCCTAACAGTGTTTTCACTTTCAAAGCACATCCATTCGTGAAGTGTTTGCACGCAAGAAACTATCTTGCATGTTTCTTGTTGCGAGGTTAGTTGCATACAGTCTGGTGAAGACTCGTTCATTATAGCAGCTTAGTAATGGTACGTCAAGTGAAACTACAAAGCCTAGAAAACTGTTGCATCAAGGTCAGGGTATATTACTTTATTCATAAGTCTTGGCAATATCTTCCTGGCTTCTACCATTGGGAGAAATGGTTCCGTCCTAACAAAGCCACCCTTTGAATATGGACATACCCACTTTGCGATACTGTTGCTGACGTAAATCAATGGAAACTCAGAAACATTTCCAATCCATATACAGCCCTCGTCGATTGGTTGATGCGATCTAAACCTTGTGCGAACAAAAGGAAAAAATGCACCTTCTGGCGCAGTAAATGCTTCGTAGTCAATATACTTCCCTCCCCACGCCATTTCACTAAGCTCAAAGTATCTCTGAGTAAATAGATAAACCTTGTCGGCTTCTGGGATAGCGTTCTCTTCAGCATTGAATAAGCTTGAATAAATATCCTTGATTCGCAGTGTGTAGCTCTTACTATTTGTAAGTGCTTCCTTGCAAAGTGCAAATCTTCTTTTAGTTTGCGTCTCAGTAAACAGAAGGTTTCCACTTTCCGAATACTTGTAATGCAATTTCTTCGGCTGTCTTGGCCTCATATCTCTTGACCTCCGAAAGGATCGGCCTGCGAGTCACTATAAGCTCTCTCAGATGAACATGCAACTTCCATGAATAGTCACTTTCATCTAACTTCAAAAGCCAAGCAAGTATATCTATTGACTTTCTCTTGCACCAGTACCAATACGACCTAAATTTTGCAGCATCCTGCTTAGTTGACATACTTGCAACATAAAAAGTCTCCTGGCATAGGAACTCTTTTTCAGTTGGAACGCCAATTCTTTTAATGCAATAATTGCTCCACCACCTTTGCTTTACTTTTGCATTTGCCTTGATTACTTGAAAGTAAAACTTCATCCTCATCAATCTAATTGCACGTACCTTCCAGGCTATTGAAGAGTGTCTTCTCTGCCGTGGTACCCGTGGCGTGAAACCCTCTGGCGCCAGCTTGATCAGATGCTTGAACGGTTTGTGTATCGCCTGTGGCAAAACAGGTGTTGCTGATTTACTAAGTAGATGATACCGTGGCGCCAACCCCTAGTAAACCGGCGGAACCATGGACCGCTTTCTGTTCATAGCAACCCTGCCTGAAACCGTAGTCTCGGGACAGATGACCTGTCAGAGCGCAGCGGTGGCTTTGAGTGCTGTTGAATCCATGTACCCAGATGCTATAGAGTTGCACATTCGCAAGCAAAAGCCAAATGCAAGGGATCAGGCCATCGGAAGACGAAAAGAAGTCTATCGGCGAGCTGGTTGAACTGTTTGATGAATCAATAAAGCAAGCATCGGAGCAGGGGGAAAATCTTCTATCAAAGCTTGGGGGAAGCTTTTTATCTGTAGATGATTCTACAATTAAAATACTTCGCAAAAAGCAAAACGAGCTGCTATCTGCAATGTGGAAGCTTAATGTAAAATTATATGAAATGCGTGATTTCCCAGAACGAATAATTGAATACAAGGATGATCAGAATGAAGGCGAGTGGGATGACTTTTAGTCGAGTTGCTTGACAGTGCCTAGCCGATGTGCTACTTATATGCGGCACGACACTCCTGAAACGTGGCACAAACGCAACTGAACCCACACGACATTGTTTATGCTCGCTGGCATGGTGACATGCAGTTTGAGCTGATCGAGAAAGTTGAACTTTCTTTTCCTCATTGGAAATGTAAAAGTTTAATGACCGATAGCGACTTTTGGCTTCTTCCTCAAATTCATCTTTCCACCAAAAACATTCAAATGCTTGCCGGTGATCACAATAGAAAGCAACTTCCTATTTCTCTATGACAAACTTTTTCCCATTAGGCAAGCCACAAAGAACATCAAAAGAACAAAAGAGAGCAAATAAGCTAAGACACTCAGACTTAATGTGGGCGGCGAAGCGAAGATACTTACCATGGAATGAGTGGAATGAATTACTTGCACTAGATAGAGAGCTTGGGAAGTGGGGGCCAGAGCGAGCTGAGTATGAATTTGCCGCGCTATCCGGCATTCGTGATCATTTCTATGCTGCCTTAATTACAGAATTCGTCAATCCCGAAAAACAAAATGAAGACACTGGCGAGGGGGATGAGTATAATTAAATAGTACAAAAGCTGCTGCAATCTCGGATCTATTCGTCACAACACACACAAAAAAAATGACAAGCGACAACGAGCTACAGGAACTTTTGCACAAAGCTACAAGAGTAAAGGAGATTATTCTCAACACAAAAGCCAGGCACAAAATACTTGTGCAAGAGATAAAAGAGAAGCGCAACAAGCTAATGATTGATATGACACTAGAAGTTGATGGATCAGTGGCGCAAGGAAGGATCGAACAGGAAATAGATTCTCTTGATCAGAGAGAATTCAAGTTTCACTACGACATGAAGAAAATCCTTTCAACCGCTGACGTTGAGATCAATGAAATCATCGGAGATATTGCAAGAAGATTTGGACCCAATCCAGATAGCAATAGGACTCCAGGGGATACACAAGATTATGACCGAGGCGCAACTAAGTAAATCACTGGAAATAGAACATAGCATTATTGCCCTTGCAACGTTAAAGCTTAGCATGATTGCAAGGGGTGATAATGCAGGTCATAAAAGAATTTGCAAGCAACAAGCATTGGCGATGAGAATAGGTCAGGAGATTATCGAGCAAGTAAAAGGTAACTCAACCTCAACCACACCAGATGGCTAGTGAATTCAAAAGCTTTTATCCATTCGTTGGATTCCCTACATGGATACTTAAAAAGCAATTCAGTGAACCAGAGTGGATCTCAAGAAATGAGATGCTACTGATTCTTGTTCTTCAGGCTTTTGCTGATGGAATGAGAAATGAATCGACTGTAGAAGCAAATCTTGAAACACTTTCAAGGATGACTTCACTTGGAAAACGAACAATAATAGATACGGTGCAACTACTGCAAGACAAGCAGTTAGTTGAAAAGCATTCAAAATATGTTGATGGCAAGAGATCGTGCAATGTCTATACATTGAAGGTATGGAACCTTGAGCCACCGACAAGGGGCGACCAGGAGGAGTCCCTAGGTGCAGATTCAGCACTCAGCGAGGGTGGCGACCTGAGTGCAGGTCTTGCACTAACTCCTTATTACTCTAATAACTCTAAAAACCCCCCTATATCCCCCCACCAGCCTGCGGCCTCAGGGGGGAGCAAGTGGCAAGGGGCAAGCCCAGAGGCGATCCCAAGTGAGCTACAAAGTATCTCTGAGCTGATCTGCTTGTTCTTTAATAAGCACAAAGGAGGACAGAAAACAAGGCGAGCATTTGAAGGTCAAATACATGAGCTACTAAAAATAAAGCAAGATAAGTTTGGCGGAACAGATTCCGTAAAGTCTCAGCTTGAAGCAGCAATTAAAAGATCAGAGAGCGGAGAAAAAAGGTGGACATCTATCACCTATGAAAACTGGCAGAGATTTGGAATGAAAAATCAACAAGGTAATAACTTACGCAACACTACTAGACAGCTACCGCAAATATCTGCTACATTTGCAGACGACCTAGTTTAACAACAAACACACAAAACCATGACACTTCTTGACCTCGCCTTATTTGAATCAGCCGAAACGTCAATTGAAATTGAAAAACATTTTCTTGCTGTCGCATACAATTACTTTTCTTTTAATGTTGGCAACAATGACTGGATTTGTGAATTCATGGATCTTGTTAAATCGGAAGAAATGTTTTCTGATATATTTAACAGGTGTGCATATAAATGCCTGCATGATGAATTTGCAAACTTTAGTCAGGCGCCGATAAATGATATTACATTCTCGTCTCGCCTTAAGAAGATTGCTGGCTGTGAGCTTGCAACAGCAGAAAGCTATGTAGTTGAAATTACTGGATACCCAATTGAAAATGATATTGATGCGTGGAGGTTCAAGGTTATGCCAATCTGGGCATCACAGATTTCCAGGAAGCTCGTAAAGAAACACCTTGAGAAATCGCTAGAGTTAATAAAAGCTACATGCAACCAAAAGGAAACAGGAACTGCTCTTGTAAATATCGTACATGCCGCCGAATTACTTGAAGGCCAACGGTTTCAAAAAACAGAACAACATCCGTTACTTACATCAAGAGAAATCTTGACAGGCCCAAAGCTATTAAAGCGTGTACTTAAAACAAGGTTGTCAGGACTTAACCATTGCCTTGGTGGTGGAATACGTCATCCAGAGTCTGCAGATAAAGGAAGGCTCATCGTAGTTGCAGGTCGTCCAGGAAGCGGCAAAAGTACATGGGCAATGAATCTCGCTTTAGATGTTGCTAGCAAGGATACAAAGGTTTTGTACTATACACTTGAAATGTCAGAAAAGGAAGTTAGCGATAGAATGATTTCCTGTCTTGACTACCTTAATTGTATCGCCAATGATAATGTGCTTCCAAGTGAGCTAAGAGTGCCACTATCTTACGGACATATCATTCGACAAGAAATAAGCAAGAGTGATGCGAAAAGGATTAACGACATTGACCTTGATTCAATTGCAGCTAATATGATCTTCGCCAACACTTATGAAGTCACACCGGATCAGCTTGTTTCAAGAATCAAAACAGAGAAGCGTAGGAATAAGAGTCTTGGTCTTGTTGTTATTGATTACCTTACGCTACTTGATCTTGACTCTGAAAAAGTTTCAAGTGAAAATAGGGCACTTGCAGTCGGCAAAGCAACTAGGCGCCTGAAAACTGTTGCATTACAGACTGGTGTAGATATTCTTGCAGTTTGCCAGCTCAATCGTGGTGTTGAAATGAGAGATAATAAAAGGCCGCAACTGTCTGACCTTCGTGAATCAGGAAGAATTGAAGAAGATGCAGACGTTGTAATTATGAACTTCTGGCCTTATTACTACGACAAAGGCACTGACCCAATGAGTTATGAATATGCAATTGTGAAAAACAGACAAGGACCAACAGGAACATGTAATGCAATTTTTGCTGCGCCTCATTATGCAATGCTCGACTCAGCGAGCACATTGTAATTATGAAACACTCTTCACGCCGTACTCCATGTCCAGTCTGCGATAGAGACAAAGATGATAAATGTAGATGGAATGATGATTTCATTCTTTGCTATGTAGGAAATTCATTCTCGCCTCCTGGTCACATAAAGATTGGCGATAGGATTAAAATAGAACAAAGGACATATGCGCTTTGTTCTCAGGTATCTGGATTTGCTGGTAACTCGTTTTGCTTTGCGCTTGTAGATGACTTTGACTATAGGTTTTTACCCTATGAGGATAAGATTGCATACAGAAGGCAATGCGTTAAGGTAACTCGTATTTTTATGGCAAAGCATTCCAGCGCCATTGAACTTATCAACCATATCGCCAATGATGAAACATTTTACGAAATGACGGCTAATCAGTTTTACGCAAACAAGAATACCGTTAAGGCTGCAATCTCTTTACTTACGGAACTGGTTGAACATGCAACAGCGAATAAGCGTCATATAATTGATTATCTGCAGCAGATAAAGACCGTAATTGAGGTTACAAGAGATATGCGACAAAAGCTAAATAGCATTTACGAGTTTGAGAGATTTCTCTTCGCCTCCCCCAACCCAGATCAAAGCGACATGAGAGGCCAGTAGCTGCCGCAGGGAGGTGCCGTTAGGGTCATCCCGCTGTCATTCCACGGCAAACTGTTTCAATGGCCTTCCAGGGCCTCCTGCTGGCCACCTAGCTCAACCCCTATCCGCTACTATCACTAAAAGTAAATGCAAGATAACCAGCAACCGTTCAAACCATTACCAGATTGGACTGCAATTTTTACTTTGCACCCAGAACTTGAACCACCTGGATACGCGGAAATCTTTATCCATATCTTGAACAACCCAAAACAAAAGCCGAAGGAAATTGAAAAAGAAATTAAGAAAAGCAAAAAGAAAAAAACAAAACTGGGGCGAAACGAAACTTTCTAAAAGTCATCCCAGTGGCATTCTTTTTTGCTTTCAAGTTCATCTAAGGTTACTTTTTCAAAATCAATAGGAGCAACTGGTATCCTCCTGGTCATGTTCTTATTGTCTGAGTTTGTATCAGTTGCGAGTCCGTTTATCTCGCAATATTTCTCATACCACTCCTGGATCATTCTTCTGTCAATGAAGCCTTGCATAAAGTTTGCTATCGCCTGAACACTTTCACCTTTTTCAAACAGGAGATTTACTGTCACTCGCAAGATCCTGTTGAGAGAGGTTGAGGCGCGTGTTGGCATTGCAGGTAAAGGCTTGACGGCTTGTGCTAGGTCATGCTACCTTGCAGCTTGTCAACACCCATCACAGCATGTCTGTTCACCAAAAACTGATGCAAGCCCGCATCATGCTGCAGTCCCGCAAGCTCACAAAGACTGGTAAAAACAAGTTTGCAGGATACAGCTACTTTGAACTTGCAGACTTCCTGCCTACAGTTCAGGAAATCTTTTCCGAGGTTGGTATCTGCGGCGTTATCTCCTATGGAATGGAACAGGCGACACTCACAATCTTTAATTCTGAAGATCCAGATGACTTGATTGAAATTTGTAGCCCGATGAGTAGTGCAGCGCTCAAAGGTGCTCACGAAATCCAAAACCTTGGCGCAGTGCAAACTTATCTTCGCCGTTACCTTTGGGTAACTGCAATGGAGATTGTTGAGCATGATGCACTTGATGCTGTACTTGGTAGCGATGACGAAGAACCGCAGGCTGCAAGGAAGGCTTCAAGGCCAGTGGTGAAAGAAGTTGCAAAGTCGGTCGAAAAAGAACTGATCTCAGATGCCGCTGGCCTGGTGGCCAAGCTAACCGAATTTGGAATTACCAAGTACGGGATGAAAACCGTTCTTGCGCTTACCGAATCGGGCAGCGTTGAGGAGATTCCAGCACTGAAGGTTGCGGCACTACTGAAGGCTGTCGGTCCTGAACATGTGAAAATGTTCAACGAAGGTAAAAACAGTAAAGGAACGCAAGTTATTCAGGCTCCAGTAAAGGATAAGATTAGCGGAACGAGTTCTATTGACGAACTGGAGAACGCTGCTAATGAGGCTTTTGGTGATGATTGATGGCAACACCTTGCAAAGTACATTTCAGAAGCCAGTTCCATTTGCAAGCTTTCTTGTGAATGGTATCTGGATTTCACTAAAAGACGTATCTTTTCGCAACGGATACGGACAAATAACAGGACACACTTACGATGGAACCTGCCAGCACGGTGAGTGCTTGTTAAGTGCATTACAAATCTCTGCATGTATTATTCCATGAGCAATGAAAATGGTACACCCTAACAGCGGGTTTTATGAAAAAGATGACCACGAATATGTATCTGTTAGCACTGTGCTTGGCAGTACGTTAGAGCTTTTTCATCCAGACAGAGTAAAAGGACTTGATATATGGCGAAGTAAAGAGCCAGATTGGCAGGAGATAATGCAATCTTCTCAGCGAAGGGGAACTATCTTACATGCTGAGATAGAGTCTTTTTTTGGAGTTGATATTTTCAGCGACGAAAAGAAAAAACTTGAGTCGCCAACTATGGATGAAATTATCACACATAATATTCACGAGTATATTGCTTATCTATTTCCACTGCTTGAGGATCTTAAAAAACAGAATGGCTCAGAGGTTGATGGCGATTATCAAATTCACGATCACTTCTTGATGGAGCAGGAGTTGTTTTGTCATTTAGGTTGTGCTGGTACTGCAGACTTAAGATTATTTTTTGCTGCACCAGACAAAAAGCAAAAGACTACTCTTCCGCCAAGATATTCAATATGGGACTGGAAGAGTGTAAGATCGTACAAGGACTTGGACGAGCATGAAAATGAAAGAAAAAAAGTTAAAGCCAAGTCGCATTACAAGGAAGCGTTCGTTCAACTTGGCGCCTACGCTCTGATGCACAATCTCGCCGTAAAGCGTGGAGAGCTTGACAATGAGATCGAGCAGGGAGTAATATGCGTTTGCTACGACTGGCGTGAGCCTCAGCTTCACGTTTTGTCAAAGCAAGAGTTAAAAGCTGCAGCGCAAGAGTTCATCGAACGCTTGAAAGCTTATTACTCTATTCAGAATACCAAGTTCCCACGATTGATTCAACCATGTTTTCTGTAGCAATCACTGGCTACGTCACAGGAGAAGTAAAGGTCGAACAAAACGACTACGGCAAACGTGGCGCTTTGAGTCTCCGTGTTAAATGCGGCAAGCAGTCTCACTTTTTCAATTGCTACTTTTATGGCAAGAAGATTGAGGTTGCGGAAAAGTACATGCAGGATGGACGACAAGTTTCTGTGACTGGTAGCGTAAAAGCTGTTACCAACAAGACCAAGAAAGATGGAACAGAGTATTCCAGCTTTTTCATGGATGTTTCTGATTTTTCCTTTCCTGAACGTCTTGATGGTGAAGAGAGCTATTCACAAGCACCGAAGCCAGCGGCAAGACCTAAGGCGGAGAAAGCTGAAGATGATGATGACATTCCTTTTTAAGTAAGTAATTCTTGGCCTGGAAGCCTCTCCAGCGTCAACGTTGCTACTGCTCGGGCCATGCGGTAGATGTAGGTGCAGTATTTGCAGTGCTGCAATAATGGCAAGTCTGACATTGCTACCCTTCAACGACGCCAGAATCAGGAGTCTTATCAGGGAGCGAGGTGGTTCCAGTCTGTCTCCGCAGACAGTGGGCCTCGTCAAGGCATCCTGTGAGTCCAAGACCTGAAAGCCACCTTGTAAAATAGGTGGCTTTCTTGTATTGTCGCATTGAGCCTTCCCAAAGCAATGACAGAGCAAGACCCAAACGGCTTAAGCCAGTATCAGCCGGGAGCAAAGCTTGATAGCAGAAAGCTTCGCCCGCAGCTTGTACTTGGAAGCTAACGAAAGTAAGTAATGTTAAATGATAGAACTGATGAGTTTTATGGTGCAAGACTTGTAGCCGATGCAAGACTACACCTTGGCGCCATCATCAATGGACAATATTCAGAACCATTCTTTGTTACTATGTGTAAAATAATGAGTAACGAGGTATATCTTGGGTATAAAACGTTTGGGAATAGAGAGGTAAAGCTATCTGGGATAAAAGATTTCTTTTTCAATTCAAGCTACGGACTTGGGGTAAAGCGTCCAGACCTCAACCAGTTTCTTGCAAATTGCACAAAAGCGGCGGTAAAGGATAAATCGCAAAGCCAGTATGCCTTTAAGTTTATCAAATGGCTCAGGGACCAAGACGATATATTCGACTTTCCAGCAGAATACTTTGAATACAAAAGGCTAAGGCTTACGATATTCAAGAAATACGCAAAGAATAGAAACGAAAGGTGGAAGCAGTTTCATTTAGCCGAAGGCCTTTATACGCACAACCCTGAACTACTTTGTCAGATTGGGCCTGGACGTAAATACAAAGATGTTATAGAATGCTGCGATAAAGAAGGAATAAAAGAGTCGGTAAAGACAATCAAGCTTGAACTTTACTCAAGGCCAACAGTTCATCAGGTTCATCAAATTGCAAACAGGCTTCATGTTCGCCTGGACTCCTTGCACAGGAAAGCATTGATCGCTAGGCTTATCGAGCTATACAAGGAATCTGAGGCGAGTGATGAGACTTTTAGCGATTGATCCAGGGCCGGAAAAATCTGGCTATGTGATATGGGATGGCAGTCGCGTAATAAATTCTGGCCATGAACTAAATGAAAAAATCAAAGAATCACTAATAGATGGATCTACTCATGTAGCAATAGAAATGATTGCTTCCTATGGTATGGCTGTTGGTGCATCCGTATTCAATACATGTGTAGAGATTGGAAAATTTGTAGAGCGTGTTAACATTTTTGCCCCAAATACTTCAGTTGAACTGATCTATAGGAACAGCGTTAAGGTATTTGTTTGCGGAACAGCGAAGGCAAAAGATACAAACATTCGACAATCTTTAATCGACTCGATAGGTGTTGTCGGCACAAAAGGCAGCCCTGGCCCGCTTTATGGAGTCAAAAGCCACGCTTGGGCAGCTCTTGCGGTCGCCGTTACGGCGGCAAATGATGTCAGGCTGCCTGGACACAAGCCGATTTCCGGCTGACTGCTTGCAAGCTGCCCGTAAGTGTGTTATCTTTCATAGGCCAACAAGGAAGCCCAATGGCAACCAAACGCCGTACCGCTGACACTGCCAGCGAATCCACCGTCGAAACCGATTCCCCCGAAAACATGTCCGAAGTTATCGCCGAAGCTACCGACTCCAAAAAGCGGTCTGCCAAAACCCGTGAGTCTGGTACTCGTTTGACGGGTCAAGAGCTTCTTGCTTACACCGATACAAACGCTACGGCTGGTAAAACCGCCGAAGAGCTGGCGCTTGGTGCTGGTTATTTCACCAAGATCACTGATACTGAAACTGGCGAAACGAAGACCAACATTCAAACGCAGGAATACTACAAGGTTGTCGCCGAGACTTCCCGTGGTATCACCATCGCCCCGAGCAAGCGTGTCTACGCCCCTCGCCGCAACCGCGCTCAGGCGATCACCGTTGGCGGCACCGGCAACTGTGTCGTTGGCGTCCGCTACACCGCTCAGGCGGGCTACGAGCCCGGTTCCAAGGTGTCTGTGGTAGTGGAAGGCAACCGGGTCATCCTGTCGCCCTTTGTGGAGTCCGAGGGCGCCGATGAGGATCAGTCCGAAAGCGAAGACATGGACCTCTGATAGCCTTGCTACTATCGTCTGGAAGCCCCATTTTAACATGGGGCTTCTTTTTACCTGCAATCAACAAAGCATGGGACTCCTTCAATCACAAGCTGCCGTGTGGCGCCAAGCGTTTGAAGTTGAAAGTAATCGAGAAAAAGGATCTCAGCAATTTAATCTTCAGATTCATCTCATTCAAGAGGAGTACGGCGAAACACTTGAAGCTCTTTTTGCGCTTGATACAAGTAGCACAGAGAGTAAAGCTGAAGCCCTAAAGGAGCTTGCTGATCTCGTCTTTGTCTGCTATCAAGCAGCCGAAAACATGGGGTGGGATCTTGACGAAGCTATACAAAGGGTATTTATCAGCAATATGTCAAAGCTTGATGATAGTGGTAGAGCAATTAGAAACAACAAGGGGAAAGTCCTGAAGGGGCCAAAGTATTGCCTGCCCTCACTCAATGATCTTGTAGAAGATGAACCAAAAGAATGATCCTAAGTTTATCGAAGATACTGAAATCGACTCAATTATTGAAAGCACTTGGAATTCCAACGCATCTATTGATGCAAATCTAAGGTTAATCGCAAGGGCATCAGTCTCTTACGGTCAGCGTCGTCTTATTGCTGAGGGATGGAGGCGATTGTATAACTCTTAACCTTTCCGTCTGGGGAGGCATGTGGGATTATGGGTGTATGGACTCTCCCTTGGACCCTCGCTGACCATGAACGAGCAGGCGTATCTCAACGAAATCGGGAGATACCCTCTCTTAACCAAGAGTCAGGAGCTTGGCTTAGGTGCACAGATACAAGCTTGGCTAAGTATCAATAAAGAAGAAAGCGAATATACGGATGAAGAAAAACAAATAGCAAAAGCCGGAAAAAGGGCGAGGCAAAAGTTTGTCAACTGTAATCTAAGACTTGTTATTGGCATTGCTAGAAAATACTCTGGCTCTTGCAATACACTTGACTTAATGGATTTAATACAAGAAGGAAATAAGGGACTCATAAGAGCTGTAGAAAAGTTTGACCCTAAACTTGGATACGCAATGAGTACATATTCATATTGGTGGATAAGGCAGGCTATACAGAGGGGAATTCATTCCAGCGAATCTGCGATCAAAATCCCTTGCAACGTCAGGGAGTCATTAAGCAAGATTAAGAAAAGTATTGAACAGTTTGAAAAGAAGCACTTGCGTTCGCCAACAGCCAAGGAAATCGCCAGAAACTGCGAACTATCAGTTGAAGATGTTGAAATTGCAATGAACATTCCGAAGGTTCAAGTAAGTCTTGATGCTCCTACTGGTCAGGATAACGACTCAGTTGCATTGATTAACTTTATATGCGATGAACAAACCAGCAATGCAATTGAAGATGCGGAGGAGAGAATTCAACTTGAGTCACTGAAAACAGCAATTAACAATCTTGACGAGATAAGTAAGTTTATTATTACTGAAAGAATGCTCAACCCACCAACGTCTTGGAAAAAGCTTGCCTCGCTTACAGGTATGGGAGTTACAAAATTACGGCAAATCGAGTTACTTGCTATCAATCGTTGCTCACTTCTGATTCGCTTGGAAAGCCAAGTATAAGAAAGTCTTATATTTAATTTGCTTGACTTTTTGCAATCTATTGGCAATGATAGCCATGCAGTCGAACCGTAGCTGCGTTTCCTTACACAAGCACATGCAGACCAAGAAACACTGGAGCGACAGCTCTGCGGCACAAGCTGTTGGAACAGCTATTGTCACCATTATCAGTATTGGACTTATTTCCATACCTTTTTTCTTAATATTTGCAGTAGTTCCAGCTTACTTTGAAGCATCAGCCTTCAATCGACTTACCACTGGTCCGAAGGTTTCAGTTTTTGATGCAGTTTTCCTTGATCTTCGCATAGAAGCAAAATGACCACACCCGACTTTCGCGCTTTATGCGAAGAGCTGCTGGCCGCTGCTGACGAGTACGCCGGTATGAATCCCTACATGAAACTGGACAACGCAATGAAAGCCGCCCGCACCGCCCTGGCTGCCACCACCCCCGAGGCCGCTCCGGTGGCCACGGATGAGGATCTGTGGAGCCTGTGGGCCAACCGCCCAAATTTGCCGAACTCATCTGCCGCTGCCCTCCGCGCCTGCTACAACCTGGGCCGCCAGCACGGCGCCGCCCAGCCCCCAGCCGCCCAGCCGGAGCCGCCTGTCGCGCCCAAAGAGAAGTCTGCACTTGCTCAGCAGGCGTATGTTGCTTTTGTGCAGATTTGCAAGGGCAACTCTGACGACGCTGGCACCTATGCAGAAGACGAGGAGCTTGTTCGGCAGGCCCTAAAGCGTCTTGACGATTTGGAGCAAGTAGCCGCCCAGCCGGAGGTTAGTGGGTAATCCGAAAAAACTTCATTGCAAGGTTTGTGGGGGAAAAGCAAAGTTAATCGAAACAAGACCTCACCTAAATGGAAGCAGGCGACGTAGGTACAAATGTCTTTCCGAAAGCTGCAGCCATCGTTGGAGTGAGTTTATTGGCCCAAGATCGAAACATTCCATTCGACAGGAGGCTATAGCTATGGGTGCTCAACAGGGAAACATTTCTCAGTTATGCCACAATTGCTATCACTACAAAGAAAGTTGCAGCTTCGGGTTTCCCGATGCTATTGACGATCCATCTTTTGCTACTATTTGCAATTTATTTCAACTCAAAAACCATGACTAATCGACAAACTGGTTTTCTTTCTGATCGCTACATTCGTTCTTTTGCGGAAGAAGGAATGATTGCTCCGTTTGAGTACGACAAGATTCGCAAGATTAGATTTATTTCTCGGGAGCTTTTGCGAATAGATGCACCCGCTATTAGTTTTGGGTGCAGCAGCTATGGTTACGACCTTAGGCTTGCGCCTCACGATTTTCGTATTTTTCACCATGTCCCTGGACTGATTGTAAATCCAAAAGCTTTTGATGATCGCTGCCTAGTGTCAACAGAGTTTCATATCGACGAGTTCGGTCAGTATTTTATTCTTCCCGCTCACACTTATGCACTTGGCGTAACGCTTGAACGGCTCAAGCTTCCATCGAACATTACAGCACTATTCATTGGTAAAAGCACTTACGCTCGCTGTGGAATTATCGTAAATACAACCCCTGGCGAAGCCGGATGGGAGGGGTTTCTAACGCTTGAGATCAGCAATAGCTCTGGTGCTGACTGTAGAATCTACGCAAATGAGGGAATTGCCCAAGCGCTCTTCATGGAAGGCAGTGTTTGCGATAGTCCCTATGGCGAAGGAAAGTATCAGGACCAAGGAAATGCTGTTACTTTGGCGAGAATCTAACAAAAATGGCACTAACAGTCGAGCAAGTTAAGGAAAATGTGAGAGCAGTTCTTTCTCATCCATTAACTACCAGCCACGCCGAAATATCGCGCTTGACAGGTATCCATCGTGAAATGATTAGAGAGATTAGATTTGGAATAAAGTTTGATAACGTACTACCAAGCTTACCCCGCCTCGACCCTAAAAGTTTCAGGCAAAAATGCTATAACTGTGTTCAGTGGAAGCCAGGTACAGAGGAATTCCAAGGAAGCTGTACCCTTGGCATTCCAGAGTGCGTATCCGAAGGTTCAACTTGGGCTCGCGGTTGTGGGGCATATAGCGTAACCGGAGAAGAAGCATGACAACAGACTGGAAAGCGATTTCAATTAAGCTTAGTGATGCGTTGGCGGCAAGTGAAAAGTTCTGGGAGCACAGAGACTTGCTTCGACAGGTAAATGACTTGCTAATGGATGAAGAAGAGAGGACTCCATTGAAGTGGATCGGCCTTCCGACCGGAGTTCAAAATGCACTAATGCGATCAGGCTGTGATACGATAGAAAAGCTTGTTAAGCTTAGGAAGGAACAGATACTTTCAATTCGCGGAATAGGGGAAAGGTCTATTCCTGTAATCACAAGATCAATCAAAAATTGGAACAGTGTAAACTGTCCTGCAGGAGATCCCTTGTCATTTGCAGATGAGTAGCGCTAATTTCTTCGGTTAAAGGCTCCCCTTTTGCTAGTACAAGCTCTACCTCCAGATGACGGACTCTACCTAAAAGCATATTTATAGTAGCTTCGTGTTGATACCAGTCAACTAAAAGCTTGTCTGTCAATTCATTCAATTCATCCCTGCCCAGCTTGGCCGCTTTCCGCCGGTCCATTTCGCGGTCCAGCAGAGCGGTCAGACTGGGCTCAGGAGGCGTGAACCACTTACCGCAACTCTCCAGAGGGTCAGCCATGACACAGCCACAGTCAGTTCAGTCTAATCGAAACAACGAAATGCCCTATGTCACCGTTGGCACAGACAAAAGCGGTTCGGCCTGTTGGGTCGTTATCGAAGGAGAAAAGATAACGAGATTTTCGGGCGGCAAAGAAGCATTCAAAGCCTTAGGTGTAGCTATGGGAGAATACGGTGAACCCAGGCTTGGCCAAGATTAACATTTTGGATCTCCTTGCTGCGATAACGGTTGTTTGCATCCCATTTACTTGTTCCGGCGACACAGGCGGCATAGATAATTCTATCGCTGTAGAAGCCATCAAAGAATTTTACAGTTGGCTTGTTGTAGCTCCAGGACAAACCATCAAACTCACTCCACGGATCTTTTACGTTAAAGCTTGAACAATTGTTCTCGTTTAGCCTTACGCCATCAAGTGCGATAACGTGACCGCTACCAGTGAACCAGCCGTGAGTAATCAAGAACTCACCGGCTTTCAAGTATGTCACCATGTCATTGATAGAAGCGCTTTCATCGTAGATGTACTTTTTCCCCTTGAAGCGCCTGAGAACTTGTCCCATATTCGACGGATGGCCAGCTTCACCTAATCGAATCAACTGGCTCCTAATGTCGTAAATATCTTTTGTGCCAATTGCCATTGCAATGCAGGCAGATTGACAAGTGCTGCCATCAGGCTGGGATAAGTTCAAAGCACGAACCTTTGTACCCCACTCAGACTGCATTTGATTCGGCGCTGGTTGAGTCATGGCTGTTATGCTTGAAGAATGACTTGTGTAATTGTTTTCCATCCAAGCAATTTTAGCTGTGCAATTTTTGCTACAGCTTCGCTTGGTTCTAGGTCAAAGACGACTGGTTGTCCGTCTTGGCCCTTTGGTGTTGGTTGCTCGCAAATCAAACGAACAAACTGATGTGGCATCGTTATTGTATCGCCGCTCAGGACTGTTCGTCCTTCTTGGGAGTGGTGTCAGGTCGGCGGCGCTGGCCGAACCCAAGGAGCCTCCCAGCGGCTGGCAATGCGCCTTGGATGGGACTGGGCACCAATACGCCTAGAGCCCAGTTCCAGCGGCTCTCACAGGCCACCCAGGGGCTTGGGGCGCGGTATTCGCAGATGCCGATGTAACCGGCCAACATTGCAGCAGTGACCCAGTTCATGGTGCAGACCTGTTGATAGAAGGGCTTTCAGTGTGTGTCAATGCCTTAGTAATGTAAGGCACAATAAAAGGAAGTGAAAAAGTTAATGCTAGACATATACCAGTCCATTTAGCAATGTCTTTCTCGACATCGCTAATTTTGTTTTCTGCTGCATTTAGTTCCTCACGCGAAACGGCGTTTTTTTCTAAAACACCGATCCTGGTAAATGCTGCGTTAATGTCATCTCTTTTTTCGCCGACAAGCGTAATTAAGGTAGCAACCTGCCCCTTAAGTTCACCGATCTGGACGAGAATATCGCCGTGCGTTGGCTCGTTTACTGCCATGGCGAGGTAAGTTGCCAGTCCCTGTCTCAGGCAGTATAGCTGCCTACGCTGATAGGGTAGGGGCTTTATGCAAGGTAATGGCTCTCGTTGTAGTGCTCCCACCAAGGGGAGGACTGCATTTGCGAAATCGCAGGCGGTGCCTGGGGTGGCGTTGGTAGCGAAAACATGCTGGCTTAGTTTTGGCTTAAATCACTGCGTCAGCCTCTGCAGTATGGGGTTTGGTAGGCGAGCGGGCCAGTAGGTTAGGCGGGCGATGGTTTTCTGTTTCTGGAGGCCATAGGTGATGTCCCACCCCAAACCTGCTCGGTCAAGGGATGACATTGGTATGCCAACACTGGTGTCGATT